GAAAGTCACGCAGAAAGTCCCGCAAACGCAGAAAGTCCCGCAAACGCAGAAAGTCCCGCAAACGCAGAAAGTCCCGCAAACGCAGAAAGTCCCGCAAACGCAGAAAGTCCCGCAGAAAGTCACGCAGAAAGTAATAAATTTATATTATTAATAATAAAATAACAATATAAATTAATAGAAATGGGTTATTTTTATGATATACTGTCTTCAATGTTAATAATTGTAATATTTTTATGTGTTTTTATAGGATTATATATAACTAAAATGGCAAAAAAAATAGAAGAAGATTGGCCAAAATATAAATGTCAACCTGGTATAATACCTTTAGCTGGATATTTTGGAAAAGATACATTGCAAAATTTTACAGAATGTATTGGCGAAATACAAGGTGGTTTTATGGACATATTTTTAGGACCATTGAAAAAAGCCATAACGTCATTGGGAAATATTGGAAGTGGTATTGTTGATTCCATAAATACTTTAAGAAAAATGTTTAGTTTTCTTACCGACGCACTTTTGAGAATATTCGGTGACTTGTATGGATTAATAAATAATGTTGTTATTCGTTTTCAACAAATGATAACAAGTTTAAAGGATATTATGATGAAAATGGTTGGTGTATTTTTTACATTGATTATGGGAATACAGGGAACTGCTATTTTTGGAACAAGTGTAATGGCTGGACCAATCGGTACATTTATAGATGTTGTATGTTTCTCACCCAACACAAAAATAAAATTATTAAATGGTGATTATAAATGTATGAAAGATTTAAATTTAGGAAATTTGTTAGAAAATGGGTGTGAAGTAAAAGGTATATTAAGAATTAAGGGAAATGTAAATAATAAATATTATAAAATATATAGTAAAAAATTAAATGACTTTATTTATGTGACTGGGTCGCATTTAATTATGCACCCCGATACAAAAGAATTTATTTATGTTAAAAATTATGATAAGGCTATACTTACAAAAATATGGGATAAAGAATTGAGTTGTTTAATTACATCCACAAATAAAATACCAATTGGCGAATATACTTTTTGGGATTGGGAAGATTAAATTTATATAGAAAATTCTATAATTACTATATAAATGAATAATTTAAATAGATTGCAAAAATTATTAAAATCAATAGATAATAATAAAACATATTTCAATATTCACGCTGGAGATATACTTGGTAGTTTTTTTTTAATAATAATAATAATAATTGCATTTATTTATTTAGCTGTAAAAAGAAATAATGTACAAATAAGAAAAGAATGGCAAAAAAATAAATGTAGACCAGAGGTATCGGTATTGGCCGGATGGATAAATGCTCCACCCGGATCATCGTTTGATGATAAATTAAAATATACAGCACAAAATTTCACAGCCTGCAATGTTGGTATTTTAGAATCCAATATGAAAAATTTCACATCACCGTTTGAAAACGCACAAGGTATTATTCGTTCACTATTTGATATGGTGAAGAATATAATTCTTAAAATTAAAACACTCGCCGAAGTATTGCAAAATAAGTTACTGCAAGTTATCTCTAAAATTTTTGGAAGAATAGTTCCAATTACGATTGAACTCCAGAAAATATTATTTAAGGTGAAAGATACGTTTATGAAAGCAACTGGCGCTTTACAAGCTGGATTTTTACTTATAGTCGGACAAGCATATACAGTAATGACATTTATTAATTCATTAATACACGTATGCGTAATTCTTATAGTCATTTTGACTATAATAACCACGGTATTATTTGTGATCGCCGCTTTGACATCAGCCATTCCGGGTGTGGGACAAATAATGCTAACAGCAGCCATTACTAGTTTAGTATCACAATTGACATTGTCTATCCCAATGGTTATTGTAATCATATTCGTTGCTGCAATTAATAATGAATTAAAAAAAAGAGAAGATATGATATGTTTTCACCCAGAAACAAAAATTAAACTTGCAAACGGTGAATATAAACAAATGAAAGATTTAAATTTAGGAGAAACACTCGCAAATAATATTGAAGTTATTGCTGTATTGAGAATTAAAGGTGGTGAAAAAGATAAATATTATAAAATTTATAGTAAAGAATTGAATGATTATATTTATGTTACGGGAACACATTTAATTATGCACCCAAAAACTAAAAAATTTATACCCGTTGAAAAATATGAAAACTCAAGAATTACAAATTCTTGGACAAACGAAATGAGTTGTTTAGTTACATCAAATCATAATATACCAATTGGCGAATTCACATTCTATGATTGGGAAGATTAATATATTTTTATCTATGAATTATGTATAATATGCGATTAAAACTTTTAGGAAATAAAGTTCGTGTTGAAATGGTGATACTATGTATATTTATTGGTATATTAATTGGAAGCACATTGATGTGTTCTTGTTCAAAAGAAGCTTTTCATAATTCGGCTCCAATTGGTGGTGGGTTAAATCAATATGATTTTTCTAAACACGGCATTACACATAATAGGGGAACGGTGCAAAATCAACCAAAAAATCCCATGACACCCGGACAAAAATATTTTTGGGCAAATAATAAATTCACACCAGAATGTTGCGACTACTCTAGTGTTAGTGGCGATAACGGATGCGCGTGTGTTACAGATGAACAAATGAAATATTTAGCATCCCGCGGTGGAAATCGTTCGTCCAGTAAAAATGAGTTTTAATTAAAATTATTTAAAATGTTTTTAATATTTTAAATAAATGGGAAATTTATGCATTAACGATTATTCTAATAAACCAGATCAAACATTTAAATGTATAAAATGCAACGATACAATAAATATTTATAAAAATAATACAAGAAAACATTGTAGAATACATAGCATTGATGAAAATGGTATGTGCGTTGATTGCAATATGTATATGACAACAAAATATAGAATAAATTGCAATCATATTGGGGAAAAAAACTGGTATGATATTTTATTTAACTGAATTGCAAAAATCACAATATTTTATAATTTCACTACCTTCGCCATTTGGTTTATCCACATAATCAGTAATCCAATTGTGTTCACATAATTTATTAATTGCATTTTTAACAATTATCAATTCACTTGATAATTCTTTTAACTTTATTTCAAATGATTTTTTTTTATTTATAATACTATCCCTTTTATAAACCAACTCACTTAACATTGTATAATTGCTTAACATTGAATAAGTACAATAATATCGTTTTAAACTATTTTAAACTATTATAAATTATTGTATTAACATTGTTTTAATTTTGAAACATTTTGTTTTTTTAGTATTTCTTTTCAATGCAAGGGTGGCTCCTGTAATTTCTTCCACATTAGAGTATAATTTTAAAGCGTTTTCACTAGAATCCAAAATAGATGAATTTGGATAATTTGATTCCAATTGATGTGTTAATATTATACCAGTATAATTATTTGAAATATCATTGTTATTGACATCTCTATTTTTTATAATGGTGTTTGGTTTTTTTCTAAATACCTCAACGTCATATGCTATATTTGATAATAAATTGTTACAAATATCTGTACATTTACCGTTTTGAAAATAATCGTGGAAACCGTGGGCAACATTTAATAAATTACTATGATTATTAAATTTAGTTATTTTGTTAGACTTAACACACGCGATACCGTTACCCGTATTGTTTTTAGAAATATCAAGAAATAAACTAATATTTCTTTTTTGTATTATATGTTCTTTAGCTGTTTTGCGAGAATTATCTGATTTAAAAATGTTCATTTTTATGTATATAATAAAGATAAATTAAATACACGAATTTATAATATATTAATTTTATATATTATGTCAAAATTAAATTATGACTTGAATAATTATTCAAAAGTTGATTTATTTGAAATGTTTGATCTTAACATTGATGAAGATTTTGAAAAAAATAAGTTAAATGATAATTATAATAAAATGTTAACAAATGTTAATGCTGAAATTGGTATACCAGAAAATGAAAAAATACTTATTTTGGAATTTTTGGATAAAGCTTTTAAAAATTTATTAGAAAATGATTCTGAATACAAATTAACAGAAGGGACATTTATGCCTAATTTAGAAAAAAATGAATTTTTTTCCGATGAAAAACCAATAATAAAAAAAAAAATAAACGATGAATTTAAATCATTTATTAATCCTTTGAAAAAGGTTGTTATTACAAAAACATTATGTATTAATACGCTTTTCCGTAAAAATTATTATGGACAAAATTCAACTGATTTTATCATTGATTTGCCCGAAACATTAAAAAATGTTACCAGTTTAACTTTAACAAATACAGATATCCCAAATACGATTTACACATTTTCGTCAGTTACTGGTACGAATGAATTTACCATTGAAACATATGACATTTCGGGAGGAACAACGAATAATGAAAAAAAACATATAATAAGAATTAAAAATGGTAATTATACATCGGAAGAATTGGTTGACTATTTAAATAAATATGTATTCTCTCCAAAATCAGATGCAAATAATAGAGAATTGAGAAGAGTTGGATGCATTTATGATAAAATAAACAAAAAAATATCATTTTTTAGAGATACGCGTTCTAAAACGGCTGGCAACAATGGTGGTTTAAGAGATGGTTATGATTATGATGATACCGCGCAAGTGGGTGATAAAAAATATTATTTTAATATAGATTGGCGTTTAAGTTCGGACGAAAATCGTTCCATACAATTGAATATGGGGTGGGTTTTGGGATACAGAAAACAATATTATGATTTTGACAAAGATTATGTTGCGGTGGATAAAGTATTTTATGATAACATTGAAGGGTTTGGCGCCGAAGCTTGTTATCAGAATAACTACGGCGATCGTTACATTTTTCTCTCATTGGATGATTTTAATAAAAATTTTGCCAAATCATTAATTTCTCCGTTTGAAAATTCCATAATTAATGATATTAATATTTTTGCGAAGATGAATAATTATTACGATTCATTCAATTACACCAATGGTGATGTTGATTACCAATTTAAAAGAAGTTATTTTGGCCCAGTTGACTTAATGAAAATGCGCATTAAATTATTGGATAAATTCGGTCGGATTATAGATTTAAATAATAGTGATTATTCATTTACCATTAGAATTGAACAGTTGTATGATTCCACATAAATACTTTTGAGAAAAGTATGACAAAACATTTAAAAATCGGGCGTTTTAAATGTTCAACGTATAATACTTTTGAGAAAAGTATGACAAAACA